CGATGTAGGTTCAACTCCTACTGTTGTTAAACAAAAGCGAAAGACTGTCCCGGTACGTTGTGAAAGGTGGTTAATGCCACACTCGCAAGAGAATGTGGTCTACGGATGCTCGCAAGGCTGATGTAGTTGTTCGGAAAGATAGCGTAAGGGTTTAGCGACTCTGAACTGCTCGCAAGGCAGACGAAGGATAGAAGGACGAGTAGCAACGTGCGACGAGAGAAACGCCACTCTCCAAAAAAGGCACCACTGGGAGATACAGGATGACCGTAAAAGGCTTCTGTGGATAACGAGAGAACGTGGCTCGCAAGGCTAACGGTAATGCTCAAAGGCTCCTAACGCAAGGCATAATCTCAGCCTATGCAAAAGTTTAAGTTTTAACTAACTTAACTTGTTGAACAGTTTTCGAGTTCCGACCCACTTGGAAGTAGGCGACTACTCCATTTCCGAGACTGTTCAACTAGTTAAGTTTCTACTTTAAACAATACACAAGGCGTAGGCCACGCCGATGTTATGGTAACAGGTTTGCCTTGTGGCAGGCTCGGTGGTTCGATTCCACAGTGTATTGTTTAAAATAGAATTATTGCGGGGTAGAGAAGCGGCATCTCGTTTGGCTCATAACCAAAAGATCGTGGGTTCGAGTCCCACCCATCGCAACCAAAATTTAGCTTAAGCTAAAATTTATATTATTTAAAGAAGTGAGATTTAAAAACATTCTAGTTCTCACTATAGGCGTAAAAAGAAACACATAGTTGTTTGAAGGCAGCTGGGCCCGTTAAAGTTGTACTAGACAAATGCTGATGCCATCTTTAAATAATTTGCCCTAGTGGTGTAATGGTAGCCACGGAAGACTCAAAATCTTTTGCCGCAAGGCGTGGGGGTTCAAGTCCCTCCTGGGGCACCAATTCTTTATGCCCGCTTGGTGAAATTGGTAGCCGCGGCAGACTTAAAATTTGTTTCCTCTGGAGTGCCGGTTCGAGTCCGGCAGCGGGCACCAATAAAAAACAATCAAAAGGCACCCTAGGGTGCCTTTTCTCTTGACTAGGACTTGCAAACTGTTATACTATCTGCAATCAGAGGAGATACTATGCGAACACAACCTGACTTTATTATTCGTGATCTTGAAAATCACAATAGTCGCCTTGATAAAGAGGCAATTCTTGCTGACGCAGTTAAAGAAGGACTAAACGAGTTTTTTGATGGCGTTCGTATGGCCCTCGACTCACTAGTTACATTTGGTGTAAAACAGGTGCCGATTAAAGAGAAGGATGAAGGACAAGGGTTGGCTTGGACGGTGTTTTTGCATCTTGCAAACGACCTTCAGTATCGTAATCTAACTGGTCATGCAGCACGTGATGCAATCAATCTTGCTATGGAGGTTGCTACACAACGTCAGTGGAACGATTGGTACCGTCGTATTCTTATTAAGGATCTACGCTGCGGTGTTTCAGAAAAAACTGTTAATAAAGTTTGCAAAAATCATCCGCAATATCAGGTTCCGGTTTTTGAATGTCAACTTGCACATGATAGTGCAAATCATGAAGACAAAATGAAGGGCAAAAAACAAATCGAAGTCAAGCTCGACGGCGTTCGTGTAATTACTGTGATCAACGACATTCACGGCAAAAGCATCGAAATGTTTAGCCGCAACGGCAAACAGTTTCATAACTTTGATCACATCATTGAAGAAATTCGTGCTGTGCTCAAAGACAATCCCACTCCATATCCGCTTGTTCTAGATGGCGAAATTATGAGTGCTACGTTTCAAGATCTTATGAAGCAAGTGCAGCGTAAGTCGAACGTAAACGCAAAAGATGCAGTGCTAAACTTGTTTGATATTATTCCACTTGGTTGTTTCAAGAATAAGAAGTGGGACAAGCCACAGAACTTCCGTAGTGAACTTGTTAATCATTGGGTAGAAGACCATGCAGAGACGCTACAGCACGTTACAGCACTAGGTTGGGAAACTGTAGATCTAGACACAGCAGAAGGCTATCGACGCTTTGTAGAGCTTAATAAGACGGCTGTAGACGGTGGGTATGAGGGCGTTATGATCAAGGACGTGGATGCACCCTATGAATGTAAACGTAGCCATAGTTGGCTTAAAGCAAAACCATTTATTGAAGTAACATTGGAGATTGTAGGAGTTGAAGAAGGAACAGGACGAAATGAAGGAAGACTCGGGGCTATGGTATGCTCTGGGCAAGATGACGGGAAGGATATTAGGGTCAACGTTGGCAGTGGTTTTACAGATGATCAACGATCCCAATTTTGGAATGCTCGGGATGCTGCTATTGGTAATCTTGTTGAAGTTCGGGCAGATGCTGTAACACAGAATCAAGACGGCACTTACAGCCTACGATTTCCACGTTTTAAAACGTTCCGTGGTTTTGAGAAGGGTGAAAAACTATGAAAATTATTGCAACTACAACCAGCGGCTATATTTGCGAAATTTCTCGTAGAGAGGTATCTTTGCTTGGCGGCGGATCAAACATCGGTGATGAAGTTCCACTTGACCGTGCGTTTGATACACTAGACAGTTTGCGTAGCATTAGTCGTACAAACTTAAATTACTTAGGTGATCAAATAAACAAACTACAAGCAAAGTACAAAGACGTAGAAGAAATGTACAACAAAACTATGATATTTGACTCGATTAAAAACAGCAAAAAAAATGATCTATAAACTTGGAAAAGTAATGGGACACCTCGGACATGCTCCTCCTGAAGCAGAGCCTTGGGCTATTCTTAAAACGCTGGGGATTGATGTAGCACTAGCAAAACGAGCAGTAAAAAAACTCTATTTCGAACCTGTGACTGTAGTAGATAAGCTTGGCAGATCTGTGCCAAGCTACGAAACATATCACAATGTGTTTTTTATACCAAACGATACTAAGCACGGTAGTTTATTTGCTATGAAATACGGAACAAAGATTAATGGATGACGAACTAGAAAATTTTAAACAAAAATATCGTGCTCACGTTCAACCTGGACATAGACGCTATGCTGTACCTAAACGTATAAGCATGGATCCGTTATCACCTGACAAAGATATGCCTTGGGATCTTAACTTTGAATACGAAAGCAGTGTTCAAATTGATATGAGCAAGCGTGACTTCGAAACACTAATCGGTATGGAAGCTTATTTTGAGTCTCAGCTAAAAGATCGTGACTGGGAGAATTTTAGTGGATACGCTAAATCGATCGTAGATAAGTATGAACGTGAAGTTCGTATTCGAAACAACAATCCCGCGGCAAAACTTGCGTATGAAAAATATCAAACAGTATTACGCATGGTAGACAGTTACTATGATTGAAGTTCCTTTTCAAATAGACAGGCACGATGCTGAAAGTTCTAACCCTTTGAGCACCTGGATTCAGCGTAACTGGGATATGCCTTGGCTAAACTATTTGCTAGAACACACTGACGGTATTGAAACAGAACATTTCTATGATCCACCTACTGATATGTACCGTGTGAATTTTAAGTTTAAATTGGACCCAAAAAAAGAAACATATTATCGGCTTAAATACGGTGCTTGACAATCACAGTGATATGTCGTATAGTTAATTGTAAAAACACAGAGGACCACTATGGCTCGCACCGCAGTACTTAAACCTAAAAAAAAAGCAACCGTTCGGGCAACTCGACGTCTTAGCGGATTTTCTCTTGCCCCGACTGATAGCTTTTGGAAAGCAAAACATTTTGTGCATTACGAAATTGAAAGCAGAGAATGGGCCAGCAAGATTACAGATTATGTAAAGCGGTTTCTTCCTAAAACTGATGCTGCACACATTAATCGTTTGCCTGATTGGAAAATATCTAACTACAGCCATTGGGCTATTACTGCTCATTGGCTACTAAATAACCTCGAACCTCCCGAAGATTATGTAAACGGCTTTAAGCGATACCTTGATGGCCTTGTTGAAGAAGGCAAAGAACTTGCTAAAAAAGACAAAGTTGCGGAAAAAATTGCAAAGTCTGCGGCACCGGTTCCTACTATTCAAGAGCGTATTTCCGAACAAGCCGCAGAAGCAATGGAAGACATTGAAGAATGGCTCGAAGTTTTTGTCAAAGACAAAACTGCGTTTGATCCTAAAGGATTTGACTTTACAGCTCACTTTGCTAAGTTTAAAATTTCGCAGGCACACGCTCGTAAAATTATGTCTAACTATCAAAGCGAAATCGAAGAAGCACGTTTAATTCAAAACTTGCCTACTCCGCAAAGTATTGCTAAGATCAAAGACGAACGTGAAAAAGACATGGCACAACAGCTACGCGAAGGTTATAGCCATCTCTCTAAAAAGGATGCAGCGGCATACCTTGCAGCACTAGAGACGTTACAAGGTGCTTGTATGCTAGTTATAGATTCAAGTAAAGCTAATCGCAAGCCTCGTGCTAAAAAAGCACCTAGCAAAGAAAAAATTGTTGCAGGACTGAAATATAAACTTGTTGACGACAAGTATCAAATTGCAAGTATTAATCCTCTTGAATTGTTACAAAGCACTGAAATTTGGGTATTTAATACTAAAACTAGAAAACTTGGAAAATACGTAGCGGCTGCCGATGCTTCTATTATGACTGTCAAAGGTAATACACTTATTGGGTATGATGAAACAAAGTCGGTACAGAAAACCTTGCGTAAACCCGAAGAAACATTAAAAGAATTCAAGTCTGCAGGAAAAATCAAGTTAAGAAAGTTTTTAGAGGAAATTAATACCACTGAAACTGTTCTTAGTGGAAGATTTAACACAGATATAGTCATTCTTAAAGCTGCTCATTAAGATTGACAAAGTAATAATAATAGCATATAATAAGATTTATAAAGAAGGAAAAAACATGCCCTTAGTACCTATTGTAATTGAACAGGAATCTCGTGGAGAGAGGTCTTATGATATTTACAGCAGACTTTTAAAAGACAGGATTGTTATGTTAAATGGTCCTGTTGAAGATAATGGAGCAAACTTAATTGTTGCTCAGATGCTTTTCTTAGAATCTCAAGACTCTGAAAAACCTATTAAATTTTATATTAATAGTCCTGGTGGCGTTATTACTGCTGGCATGAGTATTTACGATACTATGCAGTTCATTAAACCTGAAGTACACACTATTGTAATGGGCCAAGCGTGTAGTATGGGATCTTTCCTTGCACAAGCCGGTGCAAAAGGCAAACGCTATCTGTTGCCTAATGCAAGACACATGATTCACCAGCCGAGCGGCGGTGCAAGAGGTATGGCTAGCGACATTGAAATTTCTTATCGAGAAATTATGTACTGGAAAAAGCGTTTAACAGAACTGTATGTTCATCATAACAGTGCAGAAAAAACGTACGAAGATTTCGAGCGTGACATGGATCGAGACACTTTCTTGAGTGCTAAAGAAGCAGTAGAATATGGTCTTGCTGATTCAATAATCACTACTCGTTAAATGTGTTTTTTAACGGAATCTACCCCTTTATAAATAATATATGAAAGAACATATTAATAATATAAAAAAACAAATAACAACATGGTTAAAATGGATAAATTTTATGCCAATTTTAATCATGTTGTTTGTTTTGACTGTTTATGTATTAGAATCATTAGGGTTAGATAGATTTGTTAACGTTGCAATATTTACATGGGTTATTGCTATTTCAGCATGGTGGATTTGGGCATTAAGATGTATTATAAAATTAACTAAATTATTAAGTTTTACTGTAGATGAATTAGAAGACATTAAAACTGAAGTTGAGAAAATTAGAAAAGACATTATTTAATTTTGTATAAGTAATGTTATAGAGGACTACAATGGGATCGCCCCTCTTTAAATATTCCGCACCCTCATAAAGCGAGGATGTAATGGTTAAAAAGTATGTTAGCACAAAAGAATACAAAGAATTAGGACCGGTAGCTTATAGACAATGGAGAGCTGATTCTCATTGCAGACTGATACATGGTTATGCATTGTCATTTAAGTTTGAATTTGAAACAGATCATCTTGATGCAAGAAATTGGGCAATGGATTATGGTGGCTTAAAGCCGCTTAAAGCATTGCTAGAAGAGTGGTTTGATCATACACTTCTAGTTGCACAGGATGACCCTCAAAGAGATGAGTTGCTAAGACTCGGAGAACTTAAACTAGCAAAGATTACAGAAGTAGAAAAAACTGGATGCGAAGGTATTGCAGATTTTCTTTATGAATACGTGAATACAGTATTCTTAAAAGACTACGGCGAACAAGACCGTCTATGGTGTAGTCGAGTTGAAGTTCGCGAAACCGGAGCAAACATGGCATATCGCCAAGGTCACAGAGAAGACGGTGAATTCTTATAATGAAAACATATCTGCCTAACGAAACTAAAGAAGGCAGAAAAGCAAGAAAGGCCCTCGAAAAGCAGGGCCTTTCTTCTGTCATAGTACCTGAAACAAATCAAATTCCTAGTAAAGAAAATAAAAATTATGTTGTGTGCCTAAAGTGGGGTACAAAATATGGATCCGAATATGTGAATAAATTAAAATCTATGGTTTCTCGTAATTTAACTATAGATCATGAATTTATTTGCTTTACAGACAATCGTGCAGGTATAGATCCATCAATACGAGTTGAACCGTTGCCAAATATTCCTGTATCGGGGTGGTGGTATAAAGTTTGGTTTTTGAGCAACGAACTTCCTATTCAAGGAACCTTGCTTTTTTTAGATCTTGATCTTATAGTATTTAAAAATATCGATAATTTGTTCACCTATAAACCAGAAAAAAACTTTTGTATAATAAGAGATTTTAATAGAAATATTAGGCAAAGTTGGGATAGAATGAACAGCAGTGTTTTTAGAACAAAAATAGGACACTACAATAAAGAATATCAAATTTTTAAAAACGATCCGCAACAGTTTACAAGAAGATTACACGGCGATCAGGATTGGATGTTTAAATATGTAAAAGATTTTTCTTTTTGGCCAGACGAGTGGATTCAAAGTTATAAATGGGAAATGCGTAGCAGAAATGATTTAGGAGTTGTTAACGGTAAAAGAAACTTTAGACATCCTGGAACTCCTAAAATACTAGAACAGACAAGTATTGCAGTATTTCACGGAGAGCCTAACATTCCGGACTGCAATGACAAATGGCCAATAGAAAACTGGGGTTGACCTGCTGGTATATTTTATGTATGTTGTAAACATGACAAACAATCTTATCACCCAACGCATCGGCTTTGCCTGCAAATATCTTTATCGTGATCAGTCGCTGAAAAAGCGTATCCTCGAAGATTACGAGCGTCCTCTTAACACCCGTGCAACAACTGTTGCTTGGCTTAATAGGCAAAAACTTTCTGAAGCTGAAGATCGGCTTTGGGAGATTATGGTTCACAATATCAAATCTGTCGAAAGGTTAGTTGAATATGTTGGAAGTCTTCCTCCAGAATTACGTATGGTACGTATTGGCAGTGATATCTTGCCTGTTTATACTGAGTCTAATTGGAGTTACTATTGGAAGAGACCGGATGTCGTCCAGTACTGCGAACGAGAATTTGCTCGAGTGGGTGATACTGCACGTAGGCTTGATGTTCGCTTGTCTTTTCACCCTGGCCAGTTTACCGTTTTGGCTTCCGATAGTGACGACATTGTAAGTCGCAGTATTGAGGAGTTTGAATATCATGTTGATATGGCAAGATGGATGGGCTACGGCAAGACATTCCAGGACTTTAAAATTAATGTCCACATATCGGGTCGTAGAGGTCCAGCCGGCATCCAAGCAGTTCTCCCAAGACTCTCGCCAGAGGCCCGCAACACCATTACCATCGAAAACGACGAAAACAGCTGGGGACTTGACGCAAGTCTCGAACTTGAGAAAGACGTTGCCCTTGTACTCGACATACATCACCACTGGATTCGCACAGGAGAATACATTCAGCCCACAGATGATAGATATCGTCGTATAATTGACAGCTGGCGCGGTCAACGTCCTGTTATACATTACAGTCTTAGCAGAGAAGATGTGCTAGTCAATTTCAACCCTAATAAACTTCCTGTAATGGATGATCTTCTAACAGAAGGCTACAAGAAACAAAAACTTAGAGCACACAGTGACTACATGTGGAACCATACTGCAAACGAATGGGCACTGAGCTTTTTGCCCTATGCCGATATTATGGTAGAAAGCAAGATGAAAAATCTTGCTAGTATTAAGTTGTACGAACATGCTAGACGTGTATAACGAAAGAGAAGATCCTAGAGTTTACGGGGAAATAGATCTTGAACGTAGGGTAATTTACACTCGAGAAATAACGTGTTTAATTCCGTGGAAACGTTGCTGGGATTCGAAAAAAAGTTTGTTTTTGAAACAGTGTATACGTGTAACATGCGGATTAAACGGTCCTGGAGATACAATCATTACCAATTACTATTTTGAACCTAAACGATGGACACTAAGACTTCTTAGAAAATAAATACTGTATGAGTTATTTAAATCGTATGTATGGCGGTACAAGATCCGCCCCCGAATCAAACAAAAATACAAATCGTGTTCTCGGTGGTTTAAGAGGCCAAGGTGCAGATCATTATTCAGTACTCGGTGAAGACGGGGTTGAGCGTAATGTACCTACACAAAAGTATGTTCAAAGTCTTGAACAAAAATTAAGAGAACAGGATACAAGAATATCTGTATTAGAAAAAAAGTTGAGAAGTATGTCTACAGATCAGCGATTAATTTCGCAGGCTGTATCAAAAAAGTTATAACTTTCCTATACCTAAGTTAGAACTAGCACTCAAATTCCATACTTTTTTACGCTCAACGCCCTTGCGTTGGGCGAATTTTTTTGAGTTACAGTAATCGCAAACATGAAAATAGTTATTGCTTAATCTTTTTGGATCCATTGATCCTCTTTCTCTATGGAATTCTTTAGAACAATTGTCACACCTAAAATGCACAAGTGTTTTTTTTCTAGTATAAGTATGCTCGATTCCGAGTTTACTTTTTCTCACGTGTGAAGTCTCTACTATGCTTTGTTTGATAAACATATATGTATTTAGTTACATTAAGATTATAAAAAATACCTATAAATATTAGAAAGGGAATATCATGGAAGTTTGCACTCTTACAGAATCTGCTAAAAAACAAATAGATACTCTATGTCAAGAAAACAATTGCTATGCAATTACATTAAATCTTCGAGGCGGCGGGTGTGCAGGATTTGAATACGATTGGGGAACAATCTCTCATCCGTCGGAATTAAATCCGGGAGATATTGTTGTAAAAACTGACAATGCAGGACGTTTTGTTATCGGAGCACATAGTCTTATGTTTTTGATAGGAACAGAAGTAGATTACATTCGCAGTTTAGTAGGTAGTAATTTTGAAATTCGTAACCCAAATGCAAAAAGCAGTTGTGGATGCGGAGTAAGTGTAAATTTTGATTTTGACGATTTAGCATCGTCTCACATATAACGGAGTTTAAGTATAATGGCACAACAGATAGTTAATATTGGCGTAGAAGGAAATGACGGTACTGGTGATAGTATTCGTGAATCCTTTCGTAAAGTTAATGAAAATCTCAACGAACTTTACGCAGTATTTGGACTTGGCGGCCAAATTAGCTTTACAACACTAGGCGATGTGCCACAAGAGTATGTTGTAGGACAAGATGAAAATAAAGTTTTACTTGTTAACAACGATGCATCTGGAATATCTTTCTATTCATTTGTTTCTGACGCTGGCACAAATGATCCACTAGATCCTGCTAACACTGTTGCATTTTCTGTTGCTGATGGTAAATTAACAATTAGAACTGTTAACACTAAGTTAAGTCAAGATCCGGCACCTTTTACTATACAACCTGTAAAACTAGGTGCAGCAATTGCATACGACAACACAACTCAAGCCAGATTGTTAGATACAGCAAGCATCAACTTGCTTATTAACGACTGGAATACTGTACACGGTTCAGGAAGTCCAATTTCCGCAGACAACTTACTTGTAAGTAAAGGTTATACTGATGCAAATTACTTACAGCCTTCTGGACCTATACGTGTTAGAGAAGAACCAACTAGCTTTGCAGAATATACAAAAACTATTGATAGTTTTACTAGCGGAAATGCTGTAATTACAGATCACGGATTTAACAGTGGTATTAACGGAGTTGGATTTTTATACAACAGTACCGGTACCAATGCAACACCTTTATTAGAAAATGTTAATGCAGTTAGTTTTGTTTCCGGAAGAACATACGAAATTGTAACTGTAGGAGATACAAATTGGTCTGCTATAGGAGCATCGACATATGAAGTAGGAGATCGATTTGTTGCAACTGGTGTAGGTTCTGGGACCGGTGTTGCTGCGGCAGTTTACTTTGTAAGATATGTCAATTCTACTCAACTAAGTTTCCATTATACAATTGCAGATGCTAAATCAGGATCAAACAAGATTTCTCTTAGCGGCGGATCTGGAACACAAACTATAACCGATACCGGAATAAACAACTTACTAGATGGTTATTGGTTAGAAAACGAAGCAGTTCCAAGAAAAGCAACTGTTCGTCGTCAAGGGGATACAATGCAAGGTCCACTTTACCTTGCAGACCATCCATACCCTTTTAATGGTGTAGGTACTCCTAACACAGAATTTGACTTACAGGCTGCAACTAAGTTATATGTTGACTCTTCGTCATTTGCAAGTATTATTAACTTATTTGTAGCTACATCCGGGTCTGACGTTCAACCTAACACACCTCCAGGTAAAACTGGAAGATCGTTTAGCTATGCATACAGAACAATATCAGCCGCTTGTCAAAAAGCAGAAAGATTGCAATTAGCAAGTGAACCAGAATTAGGACCGTATGTACAAACTATAACTTTCGGAAGTGGTGCTACAAATGCAACAGTTAATAGTACTCCTGGATATAACACAGATGTTGATCAAGACCTAGTAGTTTCGACTATAAATAGTCAAAAATCATCAATCATTGACGCAGCAATTGCAGCAGTTAACGCTGAATATCCTACATTTATTTTTGATGAAAATCAATGGAGAGATGACTTAGAGTACATACTCGATGCTATTAACTTAGACATACAAGCAAGTGTATCTAGCGGAACTAAACACAACTATCTATCAAGATATGCAGGATTAAGATATTTTAGAAATCCTACTACAGAAATAGCAGTTGATACAAATGGTCAGTATACTCAAACATCCTATGCTATTACACAAGCTCGTGCTGCAACAGTTGCAGAATTAGTTTCTGCATCAATACTTGAAAGTACAGAATGGAACGATGCAGTCAAAGACTTGTTCGAGGTAGTACTTGATGTTATTAATCCAAGTGTTAGCGATCCGGCACTTGTTGAAAGTACAAACTATTATACATTTAGAATCAATAGCGGCCCAAGTAGTTACGTTGACCAAGCTATTTCAACTAATCCCGACATTTTTCCTGGAAAATTAATAAGAGGAAAAACATCAGGTGCAATAGGAAGAATTGTTACATATACTAGAGGTGAAGACATTGTTGGAACTCCTACTTATGACGAAGTAACCATGCAACTTCTTGCACCTATAGAATTCAGTCTAACTGAAGAACTAGAATATGGCAACTTATCTAACATTCAACAAGTTACAATCAATGTTGAAACTGGTATTTACGAAGAGCATTTGCCAATACGTGTTCCTAACAATACATCTATCATAGGCGACGACTTTAGAAGAACTATTGTGAGACCAGCAGCTGGACCAAGCCAATCACCTTGGGCTGATATATGGTTTTATAGAGATGCTGACATTGACGGCAATATAACTGCTTCTGGAGGATTAGAAGGAAAGTACGGAAGCGATAGCACATTAGTTGGCTATTATGGACATCACTATTTAACTGATCCAAGTAATGCTAATAGTACACCTAAAAACAATAACGAACTAGACATGTTTATGATGAACGACGGTACTATTTTACGTAGTTTAACATTTCAGCGACATGGAGGATTCGGTGTTGTACTAGATCCCGAAGGACAAATACTTACACGATCACCATTTATACAATCATGTTCGAGTTTTTCTAGAAGTAGAAATGCTAAAGCCTTTACCGGTGGTGCGTACATTGACGGGTATAGTGGAAACATGTCTGTTAGAGTAGTTGGAAAAAACGGAAACTTCGAAGTTGACGTTGAAACACCAACATATACAGCTCTAGGTATTCGTAGACCAACATTGCCAACTAGCTTTTTTATCGACGGAGTAAGATATCAAGTTAATGCAATTAAAGATTATGAACCGTCTGCTGTAAGTGTCGACGGATCAACAACTGTTGCAAAAGCAACACTTATACTCGACGAAACCAGTAACGAAGGCAACGGGTTAACTGTTTCAGTTGTAACAAATAGCCAGTATTTTGATATCACATTATTAACAGGCGGTAATAAATCCGTTCTTGCAAACGACTTTACAAACTTAAATGACTTAGGATATGCCGTTGTAGCAAATAACAATGCTACCACCGAACTCGTTTCGGTATTTACATATTACTGTCATATAGGCTATTATGCGTTAAACGGATCTCAAATTAGATCTTTAACAGGAAATAACAGCTACGGAACATTTGGTCTTGTAGCAGAAGGATCAGATCCTGACGAAAAAGCATCAACTGTTATACTAACTCAAGACTTGGCTCAACCTGTAAAAATTTATAACGTTGATCAGATTGTTGAATTAACTGGTACTAGCCTTGGAATTTTAGATGGCGACACGCTAACACAAGTTCAAGGTGCAATAAGTGTAACCGGTGTTGTTGCATACACAGAAGAAAGCGGCGGAAACACATTTGCATATTTACAAACATTAGTAAATGGTGCATTTAATGCTATTGACAGTGTAACTACATACGGAGTTCCAGAATCTGTAGACAACTTAGGATATACTGCAAACGAAGAAGACTCATCGTTATTTGTTTTCGATCTAACATTTTATCCTATGAACGGTGCCGAGGTTGAAATATTACACTCAACTGGGTTGTATTATCCATATGGTGTTATATCGGCGTCATCAACAGACATAGAAGTTCCTGTAGCATATTGCGACTCGACTAATACAGCAATAAGAAGAAAAGTTTGGAGACTAGATTTATCAAGCGGCGTTTCTGCAGGAGCATCGGGCGTACAAGTTAATACTACATTTGGTACTTTTGGAAATTACAGAGATAAACAGAGCTTCTTGCTTGATGGATTGCCTGCGTCACTGTCAACTAGACCTAGTACTGCATTGGTTTTTGATGAGCAACCTACACAAACTTACAGAACTATTTCGTTTGATAACACTATTGTTTCTGCCATTCCAACTCCTGCAGGAGTTAAAAGAATTGGTATTGATGCAAACTACGATGCTATTGATCTGACTGTTAGTAACCTTTATGCAGGAGATGCAAACTTAGATACCGCTATAGGAACTATGGGTGCTAATGCCGGCGATACTATGATTGCTATAGAATTGCTTGATGCCGGTGATGTAAATAGAATCAACAACGGCAACATGATATTTACATGGGCAGGTGTAACTCACAGAATTACAGAATACGAAGTAGATTCAAGTGGAGCATACGGTGTAGTTAAGTTTACTGATTTATATAGTATTAACGATGCCTATACAAGTGGGCTTGCTTCGCGAGCTGATAATACTATAGGAAGTACAAACACACTTAAAGCTGTTTTAAGAGCAAATGAAACAGCAAATATTACTGTAAATATTTCTACAACTCGTGCAACCAGCCACGACTTCTTATACATTGGTACAGGCGGCTACAACAGTACAAATTATCCAAACAGAATTTATGGTGCACCGACTAGCGATTGGGTATCAGACGAACAAGCAATTGACGAGAATGGTACTAGCAGTAAAGCACAAGTTCAAGAAAGATTAAAAGGACGTTGCTTCTTTTCAAGTACAGACCAAGATGGTTTCTTCCGTGTAGGACGTTTCTTTACAGTTGACCAAGGTACTGGCTCTGTTACTTTTAACGCTTCTCTTGTATTAACTAATATCGATGGTATCGGTTTTAAACGTGGTGTTAGAGTTAACGAATTTAGTCCCGACGACAGTTTTACAGATGCAAAAGGCGATGCAGTACCAACAGAAACAGCAACCGAAGGCTATATTAACCGTCGCCTTGGCTGGAACCGTAATGGCACTAATCTCGATCCTGGCGATATAATAAGTAGTGGAGCACTTAGACTCGACGGCGGCAACTCCATGGCTGGCGAATTAAACATGGGTTCCAACAAAATTACAAACGTTGCAACGCCAACAAACGGAACAGATGCTGTTAACAAAGATTATGTTGATGCAAATAACGAATTGAGTGAACTTGTGGACGTTGCTATTGCTACACCAGTAGAAGGCCAAGTGTTAACATATGTAGGCGGAGCAACTAATAAATGGGTTAACGTACCTTTTGACACTAGTGCAGCTACTACAGACATTACATTTAGCTATACATCAGGTGAACTAAGAGCAGCAATTGCATCTGAAGTAATCATGGATGCAGATGTTAATTTAAATGCTGGTATTCAACAACGCAAATTAAGTATGAATGCTGCAACTACTAGAGCAAATGCTACTGGTATTACACAGGCAGATTTAGGGCTTGCAAGTTTTAATAGCAGCGTGTTTACATCAACAGATGGATGGTTAACAGTTAGTACTAGCGGTATTACAAACGCAATGTTAGCAGGGTCTATTGCAAATAACAAACTTTCAAATAGTTCTATAACATTCGGTGACGGTTCTACTACTAGTGCAGTATCGTTAGGTGGAACTTTAACAGTACAAGGTACAGCAAACGAAGTTGAAGTTGGATACAGTGCCGGCGTATTTACTGTAGGGTTACCATCTACTATAACAGCAACACTAAGTGGAAATGCATCGAGTGCTACAGTTGCAACTACGACAACTATTACAGCAAAAAATACTGACGCAGCACCAAACTTTATTACTTTTGTTGCTAGTCAGTCTGGAAACTTGTCAACATTTACCGACAGCGGATTAACTTGGACCCCTACTACTAACACTCTTGGATTTACAACTGGTTTAATTACAGGCCTAAATAAAGCTACATTTAGCGGTGCTACAACTGTTAATGAAATTATACTGCCTACAAATCTTTCAGATGCATTAACTATAAGAGATAACGCAGGTACAGCAGTTGACATTTTAGATATAACAACCACTACTGGTGCTCCGTCATTTAACGTTAAAACAAACATGACCATCACTGGTAATATACTTCCGGGTGCAAACAGTCCAACTGATAGTGGTCAAATGCTAGGTGGTAGTGGAAATCGATGGAATACTGTTTATGCAACTACCTTTAACGGTACTGCAACAGAAGCACTATACGCCGACTTAGCTGAAAACTATCTAGGAGATGCAGACTATGAACCAGGAACAGTTCTAGTATTTGGCGGAAATTGTGAAGTTACACTAACTAATGTAAAAGGTGATCGCAGAGTTGCCGGTGTTGTAACTACAAATCCTGCACACTTAATGAACAGTGCGTTAGAAGGTGATTTTGTAACTGGAATAGCACTACAAGGCCGTGTTCCTGTTAAGGTATTGGGTAGAGTACAAAAAGGTGATCTAGTTGTTACAAGTGCAATACCAGGGTATGGCATAGTTGATAATGACCCACGGGTTGGCACTGTTATAGGTAAAGCAGTTGCTGAAAAATTAGATGACGGTAAGGGCGTTGTCGAAGTAGTAGTAGGAAGAGTATAATGACAAAACAAACTATTAACATAGGTAGCAGTCCTAACAAAGGCGACGGCGATCCGTTACGCACCGCTTTTACAAAAATAAACAACAATTTTAACGAGTTGTATGTTGGACCACCTACATATTCACAGGAAGAAATAGATTTGTTAACACCAACGTTTGGAATGTTTTTATATAATTCTACCACTGGAAAATTTCAAGGATACGTTGCAGATTCGGGAGATAGCACACCTGGCTGGGTTGATTTGCACTAAATATATAAAACGGAGAATAATATGTCAATTGTATCAATTAACGTAGGTAATGCAGCTAATGACGGCACTGGTGACGATCTTCGAGAAGCATTTATTAAAATAAATCAAAACTTCCAGCTTCTTGATGGTATTGCAGAACAAGAAGGAAGTAACCTAGGGTCTTCTGGGGCAGAAGTTTATTCGAACACAGCTAATAATACACTTTATTTTAGAAGACTTGTCGCTGGCAACAACATGCAATTAACGCAACTAGATAATACAATTGTTGTTGAAAACACAATGCCTGAAAGCAGATTTACTATTGTTACAAATTCAGGTAGCTTAATATCCGGTGCCGGAATTAATTATAATATTTTAGGTGCAGATGCTATTACTGTAACTGCAAATGAAAATACAAAAACTATAACTATTACTGGAAGTTTATTACAAGATACAACTCCAGAACTTGGCGGAAACTTAGTAGGCAACAATAGAAATATAACAGGAATTAATAACTTAACAGCTACTTCAATAACTGGAACAACTATTAATGCAACAAACTTATTAACAACTAACATAGGCGGGGTTAATTATCAAGAAAGACTTGGTAGATACATTTCTGGGTTCGACTTAGGCGATATAGATCAACCAGTGGAAAGTATTCTAGATTGGGTAATATTACAAGTAGGACTGGATTTTGGATCGTTTACTACACCAGCATCCGGGGATGTTGACTTTGGCAGCATCGTATAAGGGGATAAAATGTTACCACAATGGACTGTTCCAACAAATACAACTCTTGCAAGAATTCCAGAAAATGCAATAGTTTACCTACCGTTGCCGTTGGATCCTACCGTAGTTGCAACGACTTCTATAATTTCAGGATCTTTGCCACAAGGTCTAACATTAGCAAATAATATAATTACGGGATCACCATTTCCTGTAAACGAAGTAACAGTAAATACATTTGTTGTACGAGCGTCGAATTCATCCGGAGTACTAGACAGAACCTTTTCTATATATATAGAAAACTATCCAACTTGGACTGCTGAAAATAATTATGACTTTGGAATATTTGAAGAAAGAAATACTATCGATATTCCGCTGCCTATATCTAATGTGCAAAGCTTAAGCACATCGGTTATTAGTGGATCATTGCCTCCGGGATTGAGATTGGTTGAAAATAGAATCAAAGGTACAATTTTAGAAGTTGCTCGAGATACAATATTTACTTTTGTAATTAGAGCAAACCTTGGTGGTGCAGTGTTAGATAGAACTTTTGTTATGACTGTTCAAGGACCTGATAACCCACAATGGGTTACTCCTGAAGGAAAATTACCAGTTGGTTCTAATGAAGCGTTATTTATTCTCGACAACAGTTTAATAAATTATCAGCTTGTTGCTACTGATACAGATTTGCCTGCGGGCGATTCTTTGCAGTATTATATAGCAGACGGCGAAGGAGAATTGCCTCCTGGTATTAGTTTAACAACAGATGGACGTATAACAGGCATAGTAGATCCTATTTTAGCATTAGACATAAATGCCGACTCGGGCGGATACGATGTTGGGCAATATGGACTTTACCCATTTGATTTTGGAATTGTTAGTGGCAGTGGTTTAGATACCTATTATTATGACACTAAAGTTTATGACTATAGTGTTCCGACTAGAGCACCTAAAAAACTAAATAGAACTTATGAATTTATAGTAACTGTAACTGATAACGTTGCATTTGCAAAAAGAAAGTTTTCAATATATGTAGTTAGCGACGACTTCTTGAGAGCTGACAACACTATAATGAAAGCTGCCGACGGCGTCTTTACAGCAGACAATACATATTCTAGAGTTCCATTGTGGTTAACTCCTTCCGATCTAGGAATCAAACGTGCAAATAACTTTATTACAATATACTTAGATGTACTAGATACTTACACCCTAGAAGGCGACATACTCTTTTTTCAAGAGCCGGTTAATCCTGGAGTTTATAAATTAAAATCCACTGGAGAAATTATTGAAAATGGCAGTTATGAAATTGGTGGTGTTCTTCCATACTTTCCAAAATCTAACTATCAAACAACAAGTATTTTAGATTTTGAGGTTGTGTATCCGGAATCAGAAAGTAAATTTCCACCAGGTGTAACATTAGATTCAGAAACTGGAGAAATAGCCGGAATTGTTCCTTATCAACCAGCAGTTACAACAGATTATAGATTTACTGTTAGAGCCGATCGTTTTGACATTGGCGAAGGTTTTGTAAAAGTCTTTGGCACATACAACGCCGAAGTACTAAGTGGAAATACTAGATTTAGAATAGCAAAGCTTCCTAGAGGAACTCAAGACGGCATTGACGACTTGCAATCGTTAATTGGAAAAGAAATACCAATTGAGCAACGATATTACACAGTTAAAAACGTGTTTGGCGATAACGAGTTTTGGGACGAGATAGAAATTTCTGCTCCGTTGTCTCCTACTCCTGTAGCAACTCCGATCACAGTTAAAAAGTCTGCTACTACTAGTCAAAACTACATCTTTGCAAATACAATGCTAGAAGCAGACAAAAAGTTTTATATAGGAAAAAGTATAAGATATTCTGATTTAGAATACTATCCTATTACCGCAATATATCCTTATATAGAATACAAAGTATATCTTGACGATAGCACAGTTGGTATTGAGTTAGTTACAAATATAACTGGTCCGGTTGTTGGAACTATAGAAGAAACACTAGAGTCATTTTTAGGTTCTGCCGAGTTACCGGCGTATGTATCAAGTGTTTCAAATATTCACGGAATAGTTGAGTTAACATTGGTTATACCTGCTACTTCAACAAATAGAAATACTAATTTTATCAAGAGCTTATTCCATACAGCAGATAGTTCTCCAATAATTCTTCAAGAAATAGATAACTATGATAGAATACAATTGTCTACACCGTTGTCAAGATCTTATTCTCAAACTATTCAAATAAGTTTTGGAACATACACAGGTGGATCCTTTAATGTTACGTTTCCTAGAGCCGAAGTGGATGTTGCATCGAAGAAAAAAACATTTACTATTAAACTACTAGGCGAAGTTGATAGTACTATTACTTGGCTTACAGACTCAGACCTAGGAACACTCAATGCTAATAGAATAAGTACGCTTTTTGTTAAAGCAGAAACTACTGTTCCAAACGCTGTGCTAATTTATAATGTAGTTTCAGGAAAATTACCTTACGGTCTATCTTTAAAGAATGACGGAGAAATTATTGGAAAAGTTCCTATAAACGGAACAGAGTCTTCTCCAGGATTAACTTTCTTTGATTCAGGAAACACAACATTTGACGGTGCAACTACTACAATGGATAGAGTGTATAACTTTACAGTACTAGCTCGCGATCGCTTTGGGTTTAGTGCAGTTAGCAAAGAATTTACATTAGTTATAAGTGATGCAGACAACTTAACCTACAGCAACATCTATATGAAACCATTTTTACCAACAATTCAACGAGAATTATTTTTAAATTTAATGGACAATGCGAAGGTTATATCGCCTAAGTTAGTTTATAGACCAAACGATCCTAGTTTTGGAATACAAAAAGATCTTAAATGCCTTGTGTTTTCTGGAATTGAAACACAAAACATTGAAAAATTTGTCGGGGCCGCAGCTAGAAATCATAAAAGAAAGCGTTACTTACTCGGAGATGTTAAAACTGCTATCGCTAAAAAAGAAGGAACAAATGAAGTTATATACGAGATTGTGTATGTTGAACTAAAAGATCCTGCAAAACCAACATCAGGAAAAACTAGAACATTCTTTAATACACTTAATATGACTGGTAAGATAACTGCTGACAGCATTCGCTACGAAGCAAACGACGACACGTTTAAAAATGATGATAAAAGTCCTTGGAGATTTAGACCAAACACAAATACTATAACTGCTGATAGCAACGCAGTTAATGTATCTCAAAATAGAGATAGTAAAAAATATATTTCAAATATCGATAACATGCGAGATCGTATAAGAGAAATGGAAATTAACGAAGACGACAGTACAAACAGACTTGCTAAAACAAGTAGAGACTTTTTACCTTTATGGATGAGAACTGCTCAGGGTAGTAGTTTTTCTGAAATAGATTATGTATTAGCACTACCGTTAGTTTACTGTAAACCGGGTCAATCTGAGATCATAAAGGATAATATAATTAATTATATGTCAACTACAGGATTTTCGTTTACACAACTAGATTTTGACATTGATAGATACATTATAGATACCACAACTGGCAACAGCCAAGAACAATATATTCTATTCGCAAATTATACATTTAACGTTTAACGACGATAAATAATACAAATTAAGGATTAAAAAATGACTAGTGCAATTATTAGTACAACAATTGATGAAAATTTTCCAGTTGCTGGACAAGACAACGATAGCCAAGGGTTTAGAGATAATTTTAACATTATTAAAACTGCGTTATCTGTAGCCAAAGAAGAAATAAGCGATCTTCAAGAAGGAGTTGCTAGAATCGATGGCGACAATAATTTTGATTATAATGCTATTATAAATGCTGAGTTTCGTGGGTGTGTTCAATTAGTCGAAGAAACTAATGCAACAGGAACAAGTGATAACGAAAATCTTGATTACAATCAAGGAAGTGTGTTTGTTGTAAAAGCAACCGGTAATATTTCTCTTAACTTCCAAAATTGGCCAAATGACGGATACGCACAAAGTAGAATTTTTTTAACAGCTGACGGAACTGCACGAACTGTTTCGTTTATCAGTGAAAATAGCGGAACAGTAAAAACTGACGGCAACGTTGCTTGGTCAGGAGACACATTATCTGTTACTTCTGCTACAAACGCAACTGTTGTCGAAGCATTTACATACGACAACGGAGTTACTGTATATCTAAGATATTTAGGAATTTTTAGCTAATGCATCCAGTTGGGGAAGATTTAACAAAATTAACAGATTCCCAATTAGAGTCTAAGCTTTATAAACTCAACTCATTATACTTTATGACTGAAAATCCATCAGTGCGACATCAAATGATACTATTGATGGACACTTACAAACTTGAATTAGATGAACGAAGAACTGCTGCAAGAATAAAACAAGCTGCCCAAGGCAACGATGATCTTGACAGTTTAATAAAAGTAAGCTAAACTATTTAAATGCTCATGAAGACTGACGAACTAGGTATACCACGGTTTACAAATCGTGATTTGATAGATATGATCTATTCCGGTCATGCGGATAAAATTCATGTGGTATTATGTGATGCCAATGACGAAGTTGACCGATTTAATGAAATTATGAAAGAACAAGGTCTTTCATCACTTCAAAAATATATTCCTATAGATGTAGATCAAAAAACGTTTGACGGTGTATGTCAAAGCGAATGGTATATGCCAAAAGAATACAAATGCATGAATGTGCATGATTATTTGATCGAAAAATGTAATACACAAGAAGAAAAAGATCGTGTGTATGACGAAGTCATGGAATATGATCGTCGTGGTATGATAAACTTGTTACGCTATATGATCTATCTTGTAGACTTTATGCGTGAAAATAACATTGTTTGGGGTGTTGGCCGCGGAAGTTCAGTTGCAAGTTATGTGTTGTATCTAATAGGTGTGCATCGAATAGATTCTATTCAGTACGACCTTGACTGGCGTGAATTTTTAAAATAGTTGTCAAATAATATTTTTTTAGAAAATATAAGTCATAAGTATTAATGGTGATATAAGGAGAGCAATATGGCAATGAAACAACCAGGCCGTAAGATTTATAGATCAGCTAACGGAAAGAATGTTGATTTAGATCTACTCATTTCAAGAAATGAGTTAACTCCAGCTGTTGGTAATGCAAAAGTTAATGCAAGAGGTGACGAACTTGGACCGGGCGGAAAAATAGTGCGTAAAAAAGAAGATATTCTAAAAGATTATTATGACAAAAGCACTGGATTAAGATCCGAATCTGTAGTTAAAAACGATAAAAAATCCGACACAGCAGGAGTTGTTGGTGCAACAGCCGCAGAAGCAGCTGAATGGGAAGAAGACGAAGACGGCAATTTTATTAGAAAAGGTAAGTAATGTCTCTAACAATTAATACTATTAAAGGTACACTTACACCTATTGGTAATAGAGTGTTAGTGTCTGACATGTATTTTGGAGAACAAAAAACAAAGTCAGGATTGATTATTCGAAACGACGACGGCACTACTAGAGGAATTTATCCTAGGTGGGGCAAAGTCTATGCTAAAGGTCCAATTAATACAGACGAATACAATGTAGGAGACTGGGTATTAGTTGAACACGGTAGATGGACTAGATCTGTAAACATTGACGGCGGCGATGGTGAAAAAGAAGTTCGCATGGTAGAAGCTGAAAGTATACTTATGTGGAGTGATGAAAAACCAGAAGGTGCTGTTTTTGGTAAAGAATACGAAAATGGTTCAGGCGTAGACATTCGCCCAGATGACTTTATTAACAGATAAGAGGACAATTTGACACAAGTCGACCTAAATAAATATCGTGATTTTGTAGAAGAAGTCACAAGCGATGCTTCTAATGATTTAGAAGCAATGATTACAAGGCTTCGCGAATTAAATGAAGTAGTTAATATAGCACTGCTAATGACTGGAAGTACAGGAGTAGCAGCAGAAGGCGGCGAATTTGCCGAAATTGTAAAGAAGTGTGTATTCCAAGGCAAGCCTATGAACGAAGACACAATCTTTCATATGAAACGTGAGTTAGGAGATATTGCTTGGTATTGGGTTAATGCATGTAGAGCAATTGGCGTAGACCCTAATGAAGTAATTGCTGAAAATGTACGTAAACTAGAAGCACGTTACCCTGGTGGTGAATTCAATGTACACTATAGTGAAAATCGCAAAGAAGGCGATTTGTAAATTTTATAAAGGAAAAAACATGGAAGAATTTTTTGGAGCAATAAAACTTGTTGCATTTAGCTACGATCCTGTTGGATTTATGGCATGTGACGGAAGATTATTAAACATTAATCAGTATCAAGCACTATTTGCATTACTAGGATGCACATTCGGTGGCGATGGACGCACTACATTTGCGTTGCCAAAGTTAGAAAGTCCAGCCAAAGGACTACACTATATTATCTGCACTGAAGGTTTGTGGCCTTCTCGTCCATAAAAACATTGACTCCTTGCTATTTTTGTGCTATTGTGCATAAGAATAACAAGGAGTTTTTTTATGGCCACACACGGCATGATCGACCTAGAGACACTAGATGTCAGACCGACTGCAACAGTTCTTAGCTTAGGTGCAGTTAAATTTAACCCATTTAACAACGACGAACCTCACAGCGAACTTTACCTAAAGATCCTTGTGGATGATCAAGATCGTCTTGGGCGTACTACCAGTGATAGTACTGTTGAATGGTGGGGGAAACAAGATCCTGCTATTATGGAAGAAGCATTTGATCAAACCGGTGCTGTTACCGTAGAAGAAGCACTTGCACAACTTAACAAATGGGTTGTAGGTGTTGACGAAATCTGGGGGCAAGGCTATGGATTTGATATTACAATGCTCGAAGATATGTATCGTAGCATCGGTAAACCTATTCCGTGGCAGTTCTGGCAGATTTCGGATGCTCGAACTATTACCAAGCGTATGCCAAAAGATCCACGCAAAGACATGCAAACTGATTTGCACAATGCACTTGCAGATGCATATTTCCAAGCCAAGAGTGTTCAGATTATCTTTAAGCACCATGGTTGGACAAAGTGACAACTGTTGATCTCGACCATATAGGTGTGGAGATCCCTCACAGACGAGCAGCTATTGATTGGTTGTACAATCGTTATGGACCTGCTGGCGATATTTGGTCAATAGAACAATTAACGTATGTTAATTTTAAAAACGATAAAGACGCAACATTTTTTATATTGAGGTGGACGTGATACGTTGGTATGATTGGGCATTTGCTTTCATTACCGCTGACCTTATGTTGGCGTTTGTAATAAGTAGTTTGACCGCAGAAAACATGCTTTGGAATATGTTATACGGTTTTTGTGCAGGATTGATGTATTCTATTTGGAGTCAAGATTACTGTAGGTTTAGATTAATACAAGAAAAAAACAAAGGTAAAGGCAAATAAAATGAAAGAACTATGGGTAGAAAAATACAGACCTAAAACAGTTACCGGATACGTGTTCCGTGACGAAGCACAAAAAGCACAGGTAATGCAATGGATTAAAGAAAAAACTATTCCTCATCTATTATTGAGCGGAAATGCTGGGATCGGTAAGACTACATTAGCAAAACTTTTGCTTAATGAGCTAGGAGTTAATCCAATGGACATACTAGAAATTAACGCTAGTCGAGATAACGGTGTTGATTTTATTCGATTTAAAATTGAGTCTTTTGTTCAGATGATTCCGTTTGGCGACTTTAAAGTAGTACTGTTAGACGAAGCAGATTACTTAAGCGGATCTGCACAAGCTGTTCTAAGAGGAATCATGGAAACGTATGCAGATCACTCTCGATTCATATTAACATGTAACTATCCTAATAAAATTATTCCTGCAATACATAGCAGATGCCAAAATTTTCATATTGCAAAAACAGATCAAGTTGAATTCACTGCAAGAGTTGCAGAAATATTAATTACTGAAGAAATAGACTTTGACATTGACACATTGGATACATATGTTAAAGCAACTTATCCAGACTTGCGTAAATGTATCAACATGGTTCAACAGAACTCTGCTAATAGCAAACTTGCGTCACCTAACAAAGGAGATGTAAATGATGCAGACTGGCGGATTGAGATGGTCGAACTGTTTAAGGCTGGAAAGATTCATGAGGCTAGAAAGTTAGTGTGCGGAACTATACGTGCTGAAGAAATGGAAGACATTTATAGATGGTTGTATGACAATCTAGAGCTATTTGGTGATTCCGAAAAGCAAGATTCTGC